GGTTGCTTCATGTCATTGATCCCTTGTTACAAGCCAATTTGGAAACGCCAAATCAAGCGGGCGGTCATATCTCACCCTGACGTCCGTTTGATTTTGCGCCCGATTCATCGCCTCACTCATGCGGCGTTTCATTTCCTCGTGCTTTGCAGCTTTGCCGTGGATCGCCTGCCAAATCGCAGCCTCGGTATCGGCAATCACAATGTCATTGCGCACCCGTTCCACCTGCCCGAACCGATGCGACCGTCTAACAGCCTGATAGTGCTGCTCGTATGAAAAGCTGATGCTTGCAAAAACCGCATGGGCGCAGTGCTGCCAGTTGACGCCGAACCCGGCTAATTTGGGCTTTGTGACAATCGCGCGAAACTCACCATCAACAAATCCAAGCAAGCGGCGCTCTTTTTCTTCCGGCGTCATATCGCCCCGCACTTCCATCGCGCCGGGGATCATCTTTGCAAGCAATGCGCTTTCGTCGTTAGTCTCGCACCAGACCGTCACAGGCTTATCGTGCGTTGCCAGATCAGCCGCCAACTCGCACCGATGATTTAGGGTCAAACGCTTTTCTGCGTGAAACGATGTTGCGCTCAATTCGGGGATGCGAAACAAATTGCCTTGAGTGTCTTGCGACCTGTCAGCATCAACCGTGTGTAGGGTGCGCAAAACATCCGGCAATACATAGCCCGTGTCATCGCCGCCCAGATCACTAGGAAGTGTTGCGCAACGGCTCCAGCTTGCCACCCAAGACCAGAACGGTTCAACCGCGTGGCCCTTCAAGCGCCAGTCTTGGCTTGCCGTGCTGGTGTCATTGATAAACCATTTCGACAGCATTTCTTGCTGCCGCATAACGCCCAGAAATTCCGCATGGTTTCCCAATTCCATATGATCGTTGGGGCTTGGCGTTGCGGTTGCGGCGAGCTTGTAAGGCGTGTCTATAAACGCATCCATCAGCATGTTGCGGGTCCGACCTGCAAACGATTTAAGGATAGATGACTCGTCCAAGATGATTGCGCCGAATGCCGATGGGTCTAGTTTTGGCAGGCGTTCATAGTTTGCGACCATGACGCCCGCGCCAACGTCCGACTGTTCCTTGATTTGGCGCGCGTCGATATTGAACTTGCGGCCCTCGCGGATCATCTGCCCAGCAACAGCCAATGGCGTCAGGATGAGGGAAGGCTTGCCAGTTTCATCTGCGCATTTCCGCGCAAACTCCAATTCGATAAACGACTTGCCTAAGCCGGTATCCAGAAACGCCGCGCTTTTGCCTTTGGATAAGGCAAATTCCAACGCCGCGACCTGGTGGACCTTTGCCAATGGATTGATTGGCGAATGATCGAACCCGGCCAGTTTTTCAACTGGCGCACGGGATGCGATAAACGCGCGATACTCCGATAGTTGCGCGTTCATACCCCGCCCCCTTGAACTGTGTCAGTAAACCAGCAACCCGCAGGAACCTTGCCGCGCGTTACTTTCTCAATAATGCCAGCAGTTTTAAGGCTGGGTTTCGCGCCGCCCGAGATGAAGCGCGAAACCACACTGTCATGTATGCCGATCATATCGGCAAAGGCTTTCTGCGTCACTTCCGCGCCAGCCAGGTATGATTTGAGTTTTTCCATGTCACCATGTTGCACGGTAGGGATTGCACGTCAAGCAAGAATAATTGTGCCATGTGCATTTTATCTATTGCATGGCTTGCAAGCTATCTATAGGTTTAGGACATCAGCAGCAAACCCGCTGCCCCCGTAGGAGTAACGACCGTGACCACAAAAGCCGAAGCACTCGCATCAATGAGCCGTCCAATGCCGCTTGCCAGATTCAAGGATGACCTCCGCATGATCTTAAAATCTCGGGGGGCCTTACGGCACGACCTGCTCGTTCGTTCATATTTCTGGAGGCAGCTTGAGATGATCCGGGGCCGTGATCCTATGAGGCTTTTGTAACTGCCCCCCCAACCCAAGGAGTAACGACCATGCGTGAAATTATGACCACCCCTACCCGCCTGCCCCCGCCGTTTTTCGACCTGCACCCCGGCGAATGGGTGCGGATTTACCGCGAAACTCCCAAGCCCGTGACTGTGCCGAACCCGCGCGTTTGGCTGAATTGAGGAGATGGATATGAACGTTTCAGAAATTACAAAGCGGCTTTACGCAATCAATGAGGCCGTCATAGAAAAAACAGGGAGAAAGCCTGTTTCAACACCTAGCATTGTCGTTGCACATGGAAAATGCACCGTCATTGTTCGCGGTCATTCTTACGAATGTAAACACATTGCTTGGATTTCAGGTGGTACGTTTGAAGCCGGGCTAGATGCTGCTGACGCCTTTATCGCGGCCATGCCAGCCCCGGAAACCGCAAAACTGCATGCCCACATGGCCCGTGTTGCTGACTGCATCGACAAGGCCCATGCGGATAATATCCCCGATGAATTTGTCACCCCGCTGCGTGTGACCGTCAAGGCGATGTCTGACAATCTGCTGGCCGCGCCCGTTCGGGAGGCAGCGCAATGACCACGCCAGAAGCATACCACGCATCACTGCAAGCCTTGAATAATGCGGCTTATGCTGCGTTTCGGCTGCACCCGTCACGGTCTGTTGACGCAACCGCTGCTGACTACGCAGACGCCGTAACGCTAAACCGCATCATGACGCTTTCGGATGTGCTGGTGGACTCCGCCGCGCCCGTGGTGACGCCATGAAGCACTTCACCCCAATCACAGCCGAGGCCACAGCGCACCGCCGCGCCGACCTTGTGGAGACTGTGAACCGCGTTCTTTGCTCCAGCGACATTGACGCGCCCGTGGTGCTGGCAACGGCACTCCGCCCGCATCTCGATGCCGATTTGCAAGAGGCGCTTGACGCAATCATGGGCATCTATGACGCCCGCAACACCAATCTGGATGAATGCGTTTCGCATGCAGGGGCATTGGCAGGCATTGCAGAAAAATTGCTTTGGGAAGCGGAGGAAGCGCTATGAATGGCCCCCATTCCCGCAAGCCCATGACCGCCGATGCGCTGGAATATCACCGCCGCATGGAGGGCCAGGACGCATATCATTGCGACGACCTCGCCCGCATCAACACGCCATCCATCACGGGGCTGGACTATGCGCTGATGCTCTTGGCCGGGGGCGTTGCTGCCCTTGTGGCGATGGTTATCGGCTGGGGCGTGTTGGCATTTTTCACGGCATTGAACGCCGCAACGATTGGATTTTGATATGACCGCCCATGACCGCGCCGCATCACTGTTAGGGGAAGCGCAAGCCTTTCCGCCCGGGTCTCCAGACCGTGAATATCGCACCCGCGCCGCGTGGAAGCTGGACCAAATCAGCCGGGGCGTTGCCGCTTGCGATTGGACCGACACGCCACCACAGCACAGAAAGGCCGCATGATGACCACCGATAGACCAACAGGGCTTGCGCTTTTGCGCGCGCCATTCCCAGCAAACCAGATTTCAAAGCTACCGAAGCCGACAAAAAAGCAAACCGACGAGGTCAAGGCAGATTTCAAGACCGGCATTCGCTGCCAGATTTGCGGCACTTGGCATCACCGGGACGTGGTGCATCTAGATTATGTGGGCCACGCGGCATTGACTGACCGCCTGCTGGATTGTGACCCCGCATGGAATTGGGAGCCTATGGCTTTGACGCCAGACGGTTTGCCCATCGCATCAGGGGGCATGTGGATAAAGCTTACCGTTTGTGGCGTTACCCGCTTGGGATATGGCGATGCAGACGGCAAGACGGGCGGTAACGCAGTCAAGGAAATGATTGGCGATGCTCTGCGCAATGCGGCCATGCGATTTGGGGCTGCGCTGGACCTGTGGCACAAAGGCGACCTGCACGCGGATGATGAACCCGCGCCCATGGTCGAGCCGCGCCGAGATGAACCTAAGCCCGAAACGCCATCCCCAAGCGCTATTTCCCAAGCTGTTGAATACCTTCAAGGCGCTGACGACCTGCCCGACCTGCAACGCATTTGGGGCAACATCCCGCGCCCGGTTGCATCCTTGGCCGTGGTTATTACCGCCAAGGATGACCGCAAGCGCGAATTGCAGCTTGCCGCCACCGCCGCCCAATTCACACAGCCCGCCGACCTTGGCGGGGATGTAATCCCCTACTGAAAGGCCAAGCCATGAATGACCTATCCCCAATCGGGCACAACAACCCACCATCGCCTATCGAAACCTGCATTGCGGAATATGACGGGATTATCCTTGAGGCCACCAATTGGGCCGATGGTGAACCCGTCACCGACGAGGCCGGAATGAACGCAATCGACAAGGTTTTAAAAGGCATCAAGACCTATCGAAGCGCGCTGGACAAAGCCGCCAAGGAGCAAACCGCGCCGCCCCATGCCGTGTGGAAAGCCGCCGTTGCCGCCGCCAAGGTTTACACCGATGACGCAGACCGCTTGCAGGCCGCGCTTGTGGCTTGCGTGGGGCCATTCAAGGCCAAGATGGCCGCAGATAAGGCCGAGGCCGACCGGGCAGCACAAGCCGCCGCATGGGAAGCCACACGCGCCGCCCGTGAAGCCGCCGCAAAGGCCAACGCCGGGGATATTGAGCAAGCCCGTGCCGCCGCTGCTGCAATCGCAAAGGCCGATGCCCTACAGCGCGCAGCCAATGCCGCCGCCAAGGATACCGTCAAAGGTATGCGAACCGTTACGCATTACGAGGTGACAGACCACAAGGGCCTGTTGAACTGGATTGCAATCAATCGCCGCGAAGACCTGACCGCGTTTATAGACGCATGGGCCAAGGCCAATCACAAGCCAGATCCAGCCGCCGCAGGTTTGCGGGTTTGGACGACTAAGGAAGCGTTTTGATGCCCACGATGATTATCCGAAACCCTGACAACATCAAGGCGCTTGCTGCCCGACTTGAAGGCCGCAAGCTGCCCTTGACGGTATCATGGGCGCAAGGTGCCATCCGGTCCAATATGCAGAACCGTTTGGCGCAACGCTGGTTTGCAGACATTGCCCGCCAAGTTGGGGACATGACACACGCCGAGGTGCGGGCGGATTGCAAGGTGACGTTTGGGGTGCCCATCATGGCAGAGGAAAATGACGCATTCCGCCAGACATGGGCCGAAACATTCGGCGCGCTTAACTATCAGGCCATGCGCAAGGCGGTTGAGGTGCTGGAGCCGCCCGTTACCCGCCTGATGAATGTTAAACAGATGTCGGAATTCATGGACGCAATCCAGCGGCACTATGGCGGCGCGGGCATGTTTTTAACGGACCCTGAATCATTGAAATATGAGGAGGAATTCGTGTGAACCTTGCCTATCGCACACGCGGCCCATTGGGGCAAAAGGCCGAAACATCCGGAAAAGACCCGGCATATCTTGCCCGCGTCCGTACCCTGCCTTGCTGCGTGTGTGAAGCGTTCGGCGAAGTGCAGGCCAGCACGACCGAAGCGCACCACGTTTTCCACGGCAGGTTTTCGCAACTCAAGACGCCCGACCGTATGGCGATTCCGCTTTGCGGTGGGCATCACCAAGGCCAGTTTGACCGCTCCAAGCTGGCAATCCACCAGCGCAAAGACGCATGGGAACGTGCTTACGGGCCGGATCACAGCTACACCGCAGCGACACAGGATAAATTGCAATGACCGCCCGCCAGATCATCACCGCCCGCTTTGGCCGCGACCTTGGCCCGCTGGCAACGATGCCAACCGATTTGCGCAAGGCCCTGTATCGGCTGGCGCTGGAACTGCAACGCAACAAATGGAGGATGACCGATGCGGGATAAGATAGCGGCTGAATTGTGGCGCACACAAGCAATTGACGCTGGAGCGCCACCGAGTGTTGCCAACGGCAGAACACTGGAATCGTTTGCAAGTGAAAGCCCCGGAACCCGCGCGTCATGGCTGAAATATGCTGACGCCATCCTTGCCGCGCTGCCGGGAATGGTGCCGGAGTTGGTTTGGGATGAGTTGCAGGAGGACCGGGGCGACGGAAGCGCCGATGACACTGGCGATTACGAAAGCGGCGATTACCTGATTGAAATCGGGTTTGGGTCTGACGCCTATTGTTGGGCTGTCAGCTTTTCTGGGGATTTTATATCATCCCATGACGACCCGGACACAGCCAAAGCCGCCGCCAACGCCCACCACCGCGCCGCCATCGCCAAAGCTGCGGGGTGGACGACATGACCCTCACCACATCCGAAGCCACCCACCTGCAATGGGACGGCATAACACCGCCCGTGCGTGGCCGGATGAAAACCACCTGCCCCAAGTGCAGCGCAACACGCAACAAGCAGCATGAGCCTTGCCTAAGCATCCGGCGCATTGGGGCAAAGGCGTTGCAGTTGTTTTGCTATCATTGCAAATTTGAAACGAGGATATGGCCATGACCTGCTGCAATCAAAATTGCCGCCAAGGCCGCGACTGCCCTTACCGCGTGAGCCTTTCCGGCGCGGGTGTACTGATTTTTATCGCCATGCTATGCCTGTCCATGTGGGCAGGGATGGTCTGGCTGTTTTGGAGGATGCTATGACCGAGCTACAATTC